GAAGAAAGAATGGCACGAGTGAGAAAAGAGGAACCACGAATCAGGTTAACCAACGTCAATGTGGAAGCTGATAAGGATTCTAACGATCTTTTCATTCAAATTGAGTACGACATCACTGGATTACCACTTCCAAGACAAAATATAGAGTTTATCTTACAACCTTCTAGGGTCTAATGGCATTCAACCAGTTTACTAACCTCGATTTTAATGATATACGAACTCAGATTAAGGATTATCTGAGGTCAAACAGTAGTTTTTCGGATTTCGACTTCGAGGGATCGAACTTTTCTGTTCTGATCGACACATTAGCGTATAATTCCTACATTACTGCCTACAACACCAACATGGCAGTCAATGAATCGTTCATTGATAGTGCGACATTGCGTGAAAATGTCGTAGCATTGGCACGAAACATTGGATATGTACCTAGATCAAAGAAATCATCGACTGCAAGAATCACTTTTAACGTAGATGTAAGTTCATTAGATGCAAGATCGGTTAAATTAAAGAAAGGAGTTGCTGCACTCGGTGCTGCGGCAAATGGAAACCATATTTTCTCAGTTCCAGAGGACATTACAGTAACTCCAAACTCTTCAGGAGTTGCAACATTTAGTGCAATTGAGATTTACGAGGGAAATCTCCTCAGAAAGACATTTAGAGTTGATGATTCTCAACCAGATGCAAAATATATCTTACCAAATGATGGTATTGATACTTCTAGCATCAGAGTTACAGTCACAGATGGAGCATCTTCTGCAAAACAAGAGTATACACCATATCAAAACATTTTTAATGTAAGTCCAGATACTCGTTTGTATCTTGTACAAGAAATCGACGACGAAAAATATCAAATTCTGTTTGGTGACAACATCCTAGGCAAAAAACCAGCGGATGGCAGCACAATTGAGGTCACTTACATTACAACAAATGGTTCTGCTGCAAATGGCGCTCGGAACTTTACATTTTCAGGTAACTTAACCTATTCATCAACAGGTGAGGAGAGAAGTGTTACGACTGGAATCTCTGGTGTAACGACCATACAGGCGTCTGAACAAGGCGATGAGATAGAAAGTATTGATACCATCAAATACCTTGCTCCTAGGGTCTATGCATCGCAGTATAGAGCGGTTACCGCTACAGATTACACTAGTCTGATACCTTTTCTGTATCCTAACATTGAGTCTGTCACAGCATACGGTGGCGAAGAACTTGATCCCCCGCAATATGGTCGAGTCTTCATTACAGTCAAACCAAAAAATGGTGAATTCTTGTCTACTGTTGCAAAAGATTCGATTAAGAATGATCTGAAGCAATACGCTGTCGCTGGTGTCAAGCAAGAGTTCTTAGATCTGAAATACCTATATGTTGAGTATGATTCTACGGTTTCATATGATCCAAGTTTCGTTACTAATCCATCTCAACTCTATACAAGAATTGTAAAGAGCATCGAAAATTATGCAAAGTCATCTGATATCAATTCTTTTGGCGGAAGACTGAAATATAGTAAACTTCTTTCACAAATTGATCAAGTTGACACTGGAATTACTTCAAATATCACAAATCTGGTGATTAGAAGAAACATGGTTCCTGCATATAACCAACTTGCCAACTATGAACTCTGCTATGTCAATAAATTCCATGCAGAAATCGAAGGATTTAATGTTAGGTCTTCAGGATTCACTGTTGAGGGAATTGAGGGAACAGTTTTCTTGACTGATGTCCCCAATACCGCAACTGGAGCGACTGAAGCAGTAAACCTCTTTGAGAATAGACCGGTTCAGTATGCTCCAACTACTGGATCTATCTCTATTATCAGAATTGATGAAAATAACGTAATTAGTACTGTCATTTCTGATGCAGGTACTGTTGATTATGAAAAAGGTGAAATTATTCTCTTCCCAATCAACATTACATCTACATCTCTTGAGAATCGCATTGAAATTGAAGCAACTCCTGACTCAAACGATATCATCGCAAAGGAGAATCTTTATATCGTCCTAGATACTACAGGAAAGAGTGTACTTACACTCAAAGAAGACCTGATTACCTCTGGATCAAATAGATCTGGTAGCAATTACGTTCCACCTTCAAGTTTCACTAGCAGCAGAAAATTCACTCGATAAGAAATGGCAGATAACAAAGTAAAAATCTCTAATATTCTGGAAAATCAACTTCCAGAATTCATTTTAGATGAAAATCCTCTATTTAAGGAATTTTTAGAGCAATACTATCTGTCTCAAGAACATGAGTACGGAACTGTTGATCTGGCATCCAAAATTGCCAATCTGAAGGATATTGATTCCTTTAAAGAACTGCCTTTTATTGCAACTGCTCCCACAACATCAGAAGTTGTCTTTAATATTGATGATGTAATCAATGTAAGCAATACTGCAGGATTTCCAAATTCATATGGTCTGATAAAAATTGGAAATGAGATTATAACATACACTGGCAAGACTGCTACCTCTTTTACTGGTTGTGTTAGAGGGTTTTCTGGTATCGATATCTTGAGTGATGGAGATGATCCAGAATTTTTAAACTTTAACACTAGCAATACTCAAATTCACGCCGAAGGATCTACTGTAAGTAACCTCGGTCTGGTATTTTTAGCAGAATTTTACAGAAAGTATAAAGCACAGTTTCTTCCTGGGTTTGAGGAGAGACAATTTCAGAGTGTTAACATCGATAACATTCTTTCAAGAGCAAGAGACTTCTACAGTTCAAAGGGAACTGATTCTTCTCTGAAGATTCTCTTTAGTGTACTGTTTGGAAAGTATGTTGAGGTTGTTAAACCATTTGACAATACAATTCAAGCATCAACTTCTGACTGGTCGTTATCTGATATTATTGTTGTTGAACCCATTGAGGGTGATCCAGGAAAATTAGAAGCAACAACAGTATTACAAGGATCTTTTACAACTCCTACAGCAAAAGGAACAGTTGCACGTATTCAGGAAGTATTTTTGAATAGGAAAAAGTTTTATAAGATATTTTTCTCAAGAGGATCAGTTGTAAATACAATTCGCACCAATACAAAAACCAAAGTTCTTGGAGTTGGTGTAACAGACACTACTCTGACTGTAGATTCTACAATCGGTTTTCCAGAAAGTGGTAGTTTCTTCAATAAAGGCACTCAACCAAGATATAGTGAAGTTACTTATACTTACAAGAATGCTAACCAGTTTTTTGGTTGCGTAGGACTGTCTACAACCCTTGTAGAAGGCGATTCTATCATCGATAGTACCTTCTTGTATGGTTATGAAGATAACGACACTAAGAAACCCGTACAGATGCGTGTCGTAGGCACTCTGGTAGGTTTAGCAAAGAATAGCGATACTAGTAATCAGTTTGAGAATGGAGATAGACTGTCTATTAAACACCTTGGTGAAAAAATAGAAGAAACTGATCCCAGATTTAATTCTTGGTTCTATAATAATGTTACATTCACTAATGTAAGATCAAACACCGCAAATAATATTATTACAGAAGTTGATCATTATCTCCGTGTTGGTGATAGAGTTGATATCTTACTTAAAGACACAAGAGTTGTAGAACAGGAAAATGTAGAAGTTAGCGCAGTTAGCAGTAGGACTCAATTCTCAATTGGTTCTGGTTCTTTAAGTCCTGATAAGGAATACATTGTAAGAAAGAGACTTAAATTCGCTAGCACTAATCTTAATAGTGAAGGTGCTCTGGCTAACATCCAAAATACTTTTGTTGATACAGACAAAAACACATATGTTGCATTTACAGGTCTTCCTGGTTACAACAGTGTAGAAATTACTGATAGATCTAAGACATATGTCAGTGGAGATATTGATGCAACGGCAAATAGTATCAATATTGCTGATCATGGATTTAGATCAGGTGAAGGTGTTGTTCATCAAACAATAAGTGGTACAGATGGAATATCAAATGGTACATATTTTGTATACGCTATTGATAACGATAATATTCAACTTGGCGTAAGTCGTGCTGATGTAAGTAACAGAATTTTTATTGATATTAAATCAACTGTTGGTGGAAATTACAAATTGACTCCATCATCACTGCATGGAAGAGAATTAGTTATTCAGAATAACTTTAAGAGAATTTACAAAACACCAAAACCAGGAAAATCTCATAAAGAGATTACTGGACCGATTGGTGTTGCTTTAAATGGTCTAGAACTGTATTCACCAGTTGGTGAAGACTCTATTTTCTTTGGTCAAATTGATGCAGTCAATGTTCTGAATAATGGAAGTGGATATGATATTGTTAATCCACCGAAAATTGGTGTGACAGATGATAATGGATCTAGTGCATCTGTTCATGGTAATTTTGTCGGAAAAATAGAAAATATTATTATTACAAATCAAGGATTTGATTATGCAGATACGCCAGTAGTAACAATTAGTGGTGGTAATGGCACAGAAGCGACTGCAGAAGCAAGAATGAGAGGATTGACCTATGAAGTGTCATTCACTGACTTTGAGGTCAATCTGGGTGGTGATTTTATTGATATTCCAAATGGACATAGATTCTTAGACGGAGAAGAAGTTACATATCTTGCCACAGGAACACCAATTGGTATCGGCAGCACTGCTGTCGGATTTGGAACAGATAGACTGACATCTGGAACATCATACTTCCTTAAAAAAATCAATGATACACAATTCAGAATTCACCCATCAAGAAATGATGTGATATCTGGAATTAACACTGTTGATTTTCTTGCGAATGGAAATAAGCAACACACTTTCCGATCTAAGATGGTCAGAAAAGTTATTGATAGAATTGTTATTACTAATTCATCCGATGATTTCTCAAATAGAAAAGTTGTTGTCGATGGGCAAGTATGGCCTCCTATAAATCAAAAAAATATATATTCTTCGTTTGTTGGAATTAATACTGCGAACAATTACATCTATGCTAGAAATCACTCATTCAAAAATGGTGATAATGTAATATACTCATTTGATGGAAGTACTATTGGTGGACTAACTGCAAACTCTAACTACAAGGTAACAGTTTTAGATGAGCATAGATTCCTTCTGAGTGATGCACCAGATGAGAGTTCTACAAATTATGATAGAAAGATCTATAAGGATCTTACAAGTGTCGGAGTCGGCACCCATACATTTAAATATCCAGAAATTGCTGTCACAATTGATGGATTAGTCTCTGCAGGTGATACTACAGCGATCCCATCATACTATACTGCTACTGCTGACCCTGTAGTAAAGGGATCACTAGATACGGTGTTTGTTAGAAATGGTGGTTTTGGATATGGTGTATCCGATATGATTAACTTCCTGAAGTCACCAAAAGTTAATGTGCAAACAGGTAAGGAAGCAGAAATTAGAGTTATTGTTTCTGAAGGTAAGATAGTAAGCGCATTTGTTGCCAATCCAGGTTCGGAATATACATCACCACCAACTATTAAGGTAATAGGTGAGGGTAGAATGGCGGAACTGACTGCTACCATTGTTGATGGTAAGATTACTACAGTTACTATTGTTGATGGTGGCAGCGGATATAAAGAAGGGACGACTATTCATGTTATTCCAACAGGAGCAGATGCAAAATTAAATGCAGAAGTTCATGAATGGAAGATCAATAACGTTGAAAGATATTCAACTGAACTTGATATTACTCTTAATAGAGACATGGTTCAGATTAGATCACCTCTGTCTATTAATGAAAATAAGTTAGTTGGTTTCTATCCTGGAAAGAGATATCGTCAAATATTAGATGACAATGTAAAAGTAAATTCTGGAAACATTGTAGAGTTTGACCCAGTTAATGATGCAAGTCTGTTTAAGCACTCTCCAATTCTTGGATGGGCATATGACGGCAATCCAATCTATGGTGCATATGGCAATGCAAATCCGATTAGAGTCAATGGATCATCAGGTGGAATTAAGAGACTCGTATCAAGTTATACTCTAGATGTCGAATCAAGTAATCAATTAAGACCAGGTGGATATTCTGCTGGTTTCTTTTCTCAAGACTATATTTACAAACCAACTCAAAACACTGATCTTGATGAATTTAATGGTAGATTCTGTCAGACTGATGAATTCCCCAATGGAACTTATGCATATTTTGCACCAATAACTAATGCTGGTCAAATAGCATATCCATATATCACTAATGCACATTATAACGAAACTGATTCATTTAACTATGATATCTTAGTTGATCAATCAGACAAACGTATCAATAGTGGTCTGTATAAGAGAAATGTCACACATTTGGGATTAGATGATCCCTCTAGAGAATATCCTTTCTTAGCAGACCCATTAGATTCAAAAACAAGAATTGATGTTGATCATGTCAAAGGTGCAAGAATTGATTCTATTACCGTAGAGAATGCTGGTAAAAATTACAAAGTTGGCCAGCAGGTAAATCTTAGTGATGACTCAATAGATGCAGAGATTGGAGAGATTACTGGTAAACCCATTCAGTCTATTACAACTACTGAAGTAGAACTTGAAAATACAATCTTTAGCATTAAGGATAATGTTATCACCGGAATCACTACAATCCCACATGGTTTCTTAGACACTGATACCATTGAGATTTCTGGCATTTCCTCTTCAAGTTATAAGAACATTGAGGGATTTAGAGTAGTTGGAGTTTCTACTGTAAATACAACACTCTCACTTGCTATGCCTGTTGTAGCAACTAGTGGAATTACAACTACCATTAGTTTGGCAGATAGTACAATCACCAGAAAATTTGATAAAGGTGATATTATTCAGATTGGTAATGAGCAAATGCTTATTGCTGATATTGACGACATAAACAACAAATATAAGGTTACTAGAGAATTTAATGGCACTACATCTAGTGCTCATAACGTAGATGTTCTTGTAACTAAACAACCTATTGAGTTTACTTTTGATGTAAACTCTAAATTAGAGAATAATAATGTTGAGTTTGCATATAATCAAAACTTCGGTGTTACTGCTGTTGGTGTAGGTGCTAGTGCTACACACGTTCCAATTGGTAGTGCAGGAGATAAAGTTATTAGAGTTGCTATTCCAGAAAAATCAATTTACCTTCCTGGACACAAATTTAAGACTGGCGATCAATTAAGTCTTGTTTCTGTTGGTGGAACAATTAAAGCATCTGCTACTTCTTCTCTGAATAATATATTTGATCTTGCTAATGTTGATCTATTTGCTGTAAGAGTTGGAACTAATCTTCTTGGAATTGCGACATCCAAAGCATTTGCAGGTATTTCATCATCCGTATTTTTTGTTGGTAGTGGATTGGAGGGTAAAGATCATACCCTTTCACAGGTTAAAGATAATATTACTGGTGTCGTCAAGAAAGTTTCTGCTCAAGTTGTTCTTGATTCCAATCACAGCATGAAGGTTGGTGATGAGGTCAAATTAGACGTTACTAGTAGCAGAACACAGAGATTTGCATTCAAGTATAATGATTATCTGAAGAAACTTGTTGTTAATCCAAAAACGTTTGTTGGTACTGCAGTTTCAACCACTACGAATGAAATTACTATTCCAGATCATGGATTAAAGACCGGTGACATTGTTGCTTATACAAACGCTGTTGGTGTAGCAACTCCTCTCCAAGATAATCGTGAGTATTATGTAATTAAACTTACTGATGATAAGATCAAACTGGCAGATTCTATGTACGCTGCTACATTATCTCCATATGAACAAATTAATATCACTAATCAAGGAAGTGGAACACATGAAATCTCACTTCTGAATCCAAAACTAGAAGTAACTAATGGTGGAAATGTTTCTATCGCAGTCTCCGATAGTAGTCTTTCTGGATATGACATTAATTTCTATACAGATGATAAATTTGATGGAAGATATGAATCTACATTAATCAGTAAAACTGGAACCATAGGTGATGAAGATGTTACAACTGTAATTGATATTCAAGTTGGCACAGATCTTCCTAAGAACTTGTTCTACAGAATCGAAGGAAATGATGTCAAATATACAGAAACATATCCTTCGTCGGTAAATGAATTTGTTAATGATTATTCTAATATTGTTGTAGTTGATTCTAAGTATAATCAATCTTACAGACTTACATCAGTTGGATCTACTACCTTTGATTTTACTCTAGTTGGTGCTGCGGAAACAACATCATATACATCTACTGGATTCAGTAAAGCAGTTTATTCAACAACTTCCAAAAATGATTCTGGTGGTATTCACTCTGTTGATATTGTAAATGCTGGAGTGAATATCCGAAATTTACCAGTTGTAACATCTATTGGATCAACAACAGGAACAAATGCAATTCTAAATGTTAATGGTTCTGAAATTGGAGAAATTAGAGATACTACGGTTGTAGATACTGGAATTGAGTTTTTGGAAGATTTAACTCTTACACCAAAAGTAGATACAAGTGTTATTCTACAATTAAAAAATACTCTAGCATTAGAATCGATTGGTATTTCTACATCTGGTGTTAATTACACCACACCACCAACAATAGTTGCGATTGGTAATACTAATATTAGTGCTAGAGCAACTCTTCAGGGTAGTTCAGTATTTAATGTTGATATTATTTCTGGTGACAGTAATTTAAATGAGAATCTGAGAATTATCGCAACCAATAATTCTAATGGTGTTCGTATTATTGGTGCCACATCCAATAACAAATTAAATGAACTCAAATTAAGAGCACCTGTTACTGGATTTACTGAATTCCCATTTGCAGTAAATGATAAGATTTTTGTCGAAAACGTTCAGATTACTGATGTTGCAGACGGATATAATTCCAGTGATTATGATTATCAGTTCTTTACTGTAACTGCTATAAACACAACTGGTGGTGCTGAAAGTATTACTTATTCAATTGCTGGTTTAGGTGTAACTGGTGGTACATATAACACTGCTCAGAATGCTTCATTTGGTAGAGTCATTAAGGCAACCGACCTAGCGACATTTGAACCAATACTTAAAGAAATTAAGTTTACAGATAAGGAACCAATAACTCTGGATTCTGATGCAAGTGTATCTGGCACTGTTGCAAGAAATGGTTGGAATTCTGATACTAAACTATTAAAACTTACCAATGTCAAGGGAGAGTTCCAAAAAGACAGTATTATTCGTGGTAGTGTAGGTAACTTTAAATCAACCGTCGCCAATATCACCGAATTTGATTTTGATGCTAAAGTTGGAAGTATGTCCCAAGACTATGGTATATGGCAAGATGATATTGGTAAATTAAACTTTGACCTCCAGAGACTTCATGATAACGAATATTATCAGAGGTTCTCTTATGCAATTCGTGGTGAAGTTGCACTTGAGACATGGAAAGAAGCAGTTGATAGTCTAGATCATACTGCTGGATATAAGAATTTCTCCGATTATGAAATTATTACTTATCCTGCAGCTCCATTGGGATCAGGAGAAACTGATACAGATATTGATCTTACTGTAGAACTGAATAGTAACGCATCAGTTCACTGTAGATTGTACTATGACACTGCTTCTGAAGATACAGATTCTAGTAGATTATCTAAGATTATTATATTTGATAATAAAGTAATCACTGACTATAACGAGTCAAGAACCAATAAGGTTCTGATGATTGATGACATCAGTCCACAATTTACTGGTGTTGGCAATTCTAGTGGTCAACTTGTTGGTCTGAGCACTTTCAGAATATTTAATGATAGTAATACTCTCCTGTATCATACTGTCAATCCAGTATCAGGAATCAATACTGGTAATGGTCTCAAAATGGGTGTCGTTACAATCAAAGATCATAACTTTAATACTGGCGAAAAACTGACTTATGATCCTACAAACAACGGTGAAGCAAATAATAATGGAACTCGTCTAGGAATTGTAACTACTTCATCTGGTGGAATTGGTCTTGCTGCAACAGATCTGCTTCCATCTGAAGTATTTGCAATTAAAATTGATGATGATACCTTTAATGTTGCTGTAGGTAGGTCTGAAGCAGAAGCAGGTATTGGTGTTACTTTTGTTAACGCAGTTGGTATTGGTACTACTCATAGTTTTGCCGCTGATAGCGATATAGCAAACACTAGAGCGATCATTACTATTGATAATGTTATACAGAGTCCTATTGCAAGAAAAGACGTTACTGTTGGACTTACAACTGCGGTTGGAATTGGTTCTACTCAAATTACTGTAAATGATGTATCTAATATCCAAGGTAGCACTCTGATTAAAATTAACAAGGAGTTACTTAAAGTAACGCAGGTTGGTGTCGGAGCTACTAATGTTCTTAACGTTATTCGTGGACAACTAGGCACAGTTGCTGCTGCACATACTGAAAGTTCCTCTACAAATGTCATGTCAGGTGACTATAGAATACATCATGGAAAACTTCATTTTACTGATCCACCATATGGACCTGCAGGTATCGGTTCCTTAACAACAAACTCTACTTTCTCTGGTAGAGTTTTCTATAGACAAGATTATACAAAGAATCTTGTTATGGATGATATCTCTGAAGAATTTGGAGACAGAATTGGTAACAGTTTTAAAACTGAATTCCCCATCAAGAGTAATGGTGTCCAAGCATCTGGAATTAATACCAGTTTCGGTGCTGTTCTCATCAACAATATTTTCCAAAAACCATTCTATGGTGATGTTGGTTCTCTTCTTACGTCTGATTATAGAGTCATTGGAACTGGAGAAACTATTAGTTTCACTGGAACTACAAGAGAGGATTTACCAAGAGGTGGCATTATCAATGAATTTGCAGTTGGTGTTGGTAGTAACTATCAAGTACCTAGACAAGCAATTGGTGTTGCTATCGTAAATGGTTCTGGTGTAATTACTAATGTCAACATCGGTGGAACTGACGGGGGCGGTGCTGGTTACATATTCCCACCAAATGTATCAATTGCAGACACTTTGGGCAATGGTACAGGTGCTGCAGTTACTGCAACTGTTGGTGCTGCTGGAACAATTACTGGATTCACGGTTGACAATGGTGGAACTAATTATACTCAGGCAAGTCCACCTTTAGTCTTTGTTGATGCACCTTCACCATATAAGAATCTGAATATGACTGGTGGAAGTGGCGTTGGTGCCAAGATGGATGTTGTTGTTGGCACTGGTGGTAGTATTGTTGACTTTAAGATAGCAGATCGTGGAATTGGATATAAAGTTGATGATGTCCTTACGTTACAAGGTTTGCCATTTAATCCAGTTGGTGTTGGATCTACTGCATTCCAAATCACTGTTCGTAATAAGTATCAGAATAAGTTTGCCGGTTGGGCATTTGGTCAACTACTTGAGTTGGATGACTTTAGTAATCAATTTAATGGGTCAAGAACGTCTTTCCTTATTACCAGAACTATCACTGAAACAGAATACTACAGTATTGTTGCACAGGAAGGATCTGGAATTGTTCTTGCCAATAACTTATTGATTTTCTTAAATGATGTCTTACAAAAACCTGGACTTGATTATGAGTTCAATGGTGGTACAAGAATCACATTCAAGGAAGCACCAAAGGCAGGAAGTAATTTTAGAATGTACTTATATGTTGCATCTAGAGATGATTATGTTTCTATTGATGTTGACGAGACAATTAAACCGGGTGATAAACTGAGACTACAAACTCAGAGCAATGTTCCTTCACAAGATCAGAGAGTTATCTATGAATTAATCGCTTCTGATACTGTTGAGACTGAAACTTATTCTGGAGTTGGTATTAATAGCGATCCCAACTTTAAGAGACCTGTCGAATGGTGTAAGCAAACTTCTGATATTATTATTGATGGAGAGATTATTTCTAAAGAAAGAAATTACCTGGAACCAAAATATAATCCATCAACTAATATCATTGCTTCTATTGGTTCTACGGATACCAAGTTCTATGTCAACAATTCTTGGAACTTCAGTAGAGTCGATGATCTTGGTCAAACATTAAATGATGTCAGAATTGTTGGTCTTGGAACTACTGCTGTTGTAGAAAAATTTGAGAAAGTGACATATGGTGGTGATTATGGAATCATTACTGGTATTGGTGGTAGTGCAACTGGTATCAATACTACAACACCAATGCTTGAGTTTGTTTTAAGACCTGATCCTGCAATTTATGATCCTTCTCCAAATAACAGACAAATCTCAAGATCTGGCATTACAACTGGAGATATATTTGTAATTAGGAACACACTTATTGGTTCTGGAGTTACATCCATCGATAATCATGTAGATAATGTTATTTGTACAAGTCCTAATTTCATTGACAATGTATACAAAGCACATAAAGTCGTTTCGATTGGAACTTCTGAGGTTCGGGTTTCTTGTAATGTTAAAACCTTAGCGGGAATTGACACAACATCACAACCCAATTTGTTCTCTCATGGCGAATATAGTTTTGGCATCATAAATATCTCAGGACGCCCTACTGGCGGTGGAGACTCATTTACTTTCCACAATACAAATGGTATTGCTGGTATAGAGACATCTGCACATGTCTCTAGAATAACTCAATTGAGAGTAGCCTACTAAATTTAGTATAAATAATCAAAAAATCGGACAGACATGCCTGCCATAATTACTGACCAATTTAGAATATTGAATGCAGAGACTTTTTCTAAGTCTATGACTGGAATTGGTACGACCTCTAATTATTATTACACATTTTTGGGTCACCCAAATCCTACTGATGTGCGTGTTGAAGAATATGGATCTGCTACATGGTCAACAGACCCACCAGAACCACTGGATTCTTTTCAGCAAGAAGATAGATATCATGATTCTATGCTCTTTTTAAAGAGAATTGGTGCTAATGATGTTGCTAGAGTTGTAAATAGACAAAATTGGACTGCTGGTACTGTCTATGATATGTACAAACATGATTATGATATAAACAACAAGTCTCCACAACAGGGTGCTTCTACATTATATGAATCTCGTTTTTATATTGTAAATTCTGAATTTAAAGTATATGTCTGTATAAACAATGGTGCTGATCCCGATAATCCTAATGGTAAGAAATCAACTACTGAACCAAACTTTGTAGATACCGTTCCACAAGTTGCAGGCAATGGTTCTGATGGTTATCTTTGGAAATACTTGTATAGTATTCCCCCATCAAGCATCATCAAATTTACAACTGAAAAGTACATGCCACTGCCACTAGCGTGGGGTGATACTGCAACTGCACCAGTTAAAGATGCTGCTGTTCGTGGAAAAATTGAGACAGTTGTTATTAAAGGCAGAGGATCAGGTTACACCATTGATGGTTCAGGTGCCAGTGGAACTGTAGCAAAAGTTCCCATTCTTGGTGACGGTACTGGAGGAGAAGTTTCTATTACCACTGTTAGCGGGGAAGTTACTGAAGTAACTGTTACCGCTGGTGGACAAAATTATACTAGAGGAGTTATTAACTTTAATCTTACTTCTGGTGGTGACAAGAATGTAACTGCTGTTGGTGATGAAGCAGTTTTTGAAGTTGTAATTCCACCAAAAGGTGGACATGGTGCTGATGTATATCGTGAGTTAGGAGCACATAGAGTTATGGTTTACTCTAAGTACGACTCTGATCCAGATTATGTAATTGGAAATACATTCTCTAGAGTTGGTCTTGTGAAAAACCCAACTGTATATGGAAGTCAGACTGCAATTTTAGATGCAAATCAAGCAACTAATCTTGGAGCACTGAAATTACAACCAGTCGGAGCAGGAAATACATTCGATACTCTTTATCCAGTTAATGCTGAGATTCGCCAACATGTTGGTGGTGGCAATACTGCTGTTGGATATGTTGCTTCTTGGAATCGCAACACTGGAGTTTTAAAGTATTATCAACCAGTTGGTCTGTCTACAATTGCAGCTAATTCTTTCAGACAATTTGATTTTGTTGGAGCAGCAAATACAGTTACGTGTTCAGCGATAACTGGAAATGCTCTTATCCCTGATATTAATTTTAATGGAGAAAGCATAACAGTAGGTGGAAAAATTAATCAATTGGGTCAAGTATTTTCTTCTGGAAAAGCAAATCCAGATGTAGAAAAGTACTCCGGCGACATCATCTATATAGATAACAGAGCACCAATCACTAGGTCCTCATCACAAAAAGAAGAAGTAAAAATCGTAGTAGAGTTCTAAGAACATGACCCAGAACACCAATCTAAATGTCTCGCCATATTTTGATGACTTTGATGAGGACAAGAATTATAATAAGGTGCTGTTTAAGCCTGGATTTCCTGTCCAGTCTCGGGAATTAACGACTCTACAATCAATTCTTCAGGGTCAGATTGAAAAGTTTGGACAACACTTCTTTAAAGAAGGGTCCATGGTGATTCCTGGTGGTATATTTTACGATAACCGCTATTTTGCTGTCAGACTTGATCCTAATTTCTTGGGTGTACCTGTCTCTGCTTATCTTTCTGTTCTTAAAGCAGGTAATATTGAGATTCAGGGTGAGACTTCTGGTGTTAAGGCAACTGTTGTCAATTGTGTTACAGCATCAGATTCTGAAGACAACTATGACACTCTCTATATCAAGTATAGTTCTTCTGGAACAGATGGTGCTTCTAGAGAGTTTACAGATGGAGAAAATCTGATTACATTATCAGATATCAATTATTCCAATACTACAATTCCTGCAAATAATCAGTTTGCAAGAGCAATTGTTTCTGAGTCCACAAAAACTGGATCCTCTTCATCAATCAATGAAGGTGTATTTTTTGTTAGAGGA